GTTTAGTGTTATGGCTAGAGTCTTTGAGAAACCTATCTATGCAGGCGAGGTCTTAACAAGATTGTTGCTTCACACTGGTATGGATAGCGATGCTGCGTACCGCTGGGCGAGAGCTGCTGCTGCAGGCATTGAGCTACCGTCTTTGAGCGGTGAGCAATCTGCCCTAGGTGCGATACCTACGAGTGACGCTTTATCCTTAGACAGAGCTTATGCGCAAGGCCTAGGGAGAGATATGGGCACCATAGCAAGGCTGCGCTCTGCTTTCACACAATTATATAGAGGCATTCTGCCCTCATCTCCGAACTTTATCGATGGTTCTGCAGCACAATTCATCATCATGCGTGATTACCTATCAGGCGAGTCTGGTGCTGTAATCCCTAATGACAGTACGTACATCGCAGCAGATAAGCAAGCAAGAGAGATAGCGGCTATGGGCATGATCGCATCTCTAGCTACGCCTATCGCTGCAGTTAAGGGTGCAAGGGAAGTGTTAGGCTATGCTGCTCTCAAGCGCCATTACCCCGTTGCGTACATATGCTTAGAGGCGTCTGAGTCATGGAGGATGGGTGTCTCACACAAAACTGCAAGCAATACAATTCGATCTATCATCGAAGGTGAGCCCCTGAGCGAGATAGATGCTGAGACTTTGCTGCTCAAGCGCGGCGGATGGTCTAAGATCCACCCGAACGAGACAGCGGTCCTGTGGTTAGACATAATGTTGATCGTGCGCGGCAACGACGTGCTAGTCTTAGACGGAGCCCAGAGGAATGAGATATCAGAGCTGCTCTTATCGGTGGCCAAATGGGGCATATACGCGATGAACTACAGAGACAAGGATAGTGAGGACAATACACGTGCACGCCGTGCCTTCAGCCAGACTATGAAGTATCTGTCAGATGCCCTAGGAAATCGACTCTCGAGAAGCGCACGAGTTGACACATTAGCTCGACAGATGAAGTCTTCATACGCCATGTTGCTTAGTCAAGTTGAAGTAGACACTCAGGACAAATACGAGAGTGAGCTTGCAAGCAAACAGTTGGCAACCCTTCGCGCTGAGGCACAGGAAGCATCACAAGGCGAAGCATTGTGGTATGATCTAATTGCAGATTGGCCACAAGACTTAGCTGTAGACTTAGGCACTGCATGGAACCTGCTTCCTGCTGCTGACGCGTACCCTTCGACACAAGACAAGGCCATGCAAGGGAAGATGACAAAGGCACGCGTGTACGATGAACAGCACATGGCACTATTCTTCAGGTATTGCAAGACCGTGTTAAGTGCGCATGTCCTGGTAGCGCACCCCGATGAAAACTGGGTCTGGGTTGATGCGCCAGCTGATATCGAAGAACACGACTGGGTCAAGGCTTGCAAGCAAGGGCGGCTCTCTTATCCTGCCACTGCATCCGGATGGGGCCCACACATCACCAAGGGTTTGAACTGGATGAAACATCTGGAATGGTGGCACTATACCGCACAAGATGTCCTCCATGTTTTTGCAGACAAGTCGCGCTACGGGAGCATCGAGGCTAATGCGTCAATTCCCAGAGAAGACACCAGAGAACTGAGTTACGCGCTT